CTTCTCTAGCCTCATCATGCCATCAGGCGAATGAGAATTCCCAGTGCGAAACGCACGAAGGAAGTCCCACCACTCGAACGGGAGCAAGCTCTCGACGAGGCCGCACGCGATGGTATCAGAAGCACTACTAAGGTCGAGCGTTGCTAAAGCGCCCGTAATCGATCCCTCAAGGGCCAAACGTTGGTTTCTCGTCTGGTCTGAGATATCGACACCTGATTTGCGAAGCCTTTCGGCCATATAATCGCCAATCCCTAGCTGAACAAGACTGTTCAGCATCGGCTCGACGGCAATGGTTCGATCAGTTTTCGCAGTTTTCGGGACGAAGTCGACCCTGCCGTCAGTAATGACAACAGGAACGGTTGTGATCTCATGGGACGGTGAAGTACCAGCCCAGAGAGGCAACTCCGCTAGCAGTTCCGGGAGGAACCGAATAGCGTCTTCACTACAGGTCAACATCTGTGCCAGCTTACGCCGGACGGATGCGTCTTTCTTTTTGACTTGTGTAGTCGCTCCCGGGCCAAAACGTAGTTTTAGCGCCGAAAGACTAGGGAGATCCCCAAGGATAGCACTAATTTTACGCTGAGCACGGTAAAGGACCGACTCAACGTCCAGGGGAAAATAGAATCCCCCTAGAAAGTACTTCCTGAAGATCTCATTTGTCTGACGGCACAACGTTTCAGCTTCTACAGCCTTATCCCAAGCCACAGCCCGAGTATCGATCCCTAAAGACAGGTCAGAGCGCTTTTGAAAAAACGCCAAAACTTGTCGAAGGTGCCGGTACTCGTTAAGTTGCAGCTCAGGTAAGCTAAGGTCGTAGTGGCACAGGCCAAAGAGATCCTTGTTCTCAACGAGAACTTGGATATCCTGGGCTTGCTTCCCTTCGCAACATTGCGAGAGATGCCAACGAGAAAGGAGAAAGAGAACCTCATCTGTCTGGGCAGTTGAAGCCTCCTGATCCCAGCGAGTAAATCGCATAAAAGCTCCTTATTGGAGACTATCAGGACAAGGGGCTCCGAACAGCTAGTCGAACACGACAGTTAAGTCGCGTTCACAAGCTGGTCGAAGAGCTCAGGCAGAGGACCCGTCGTAGCGGCTGCGACAGACGTCGAAACGTTGCCCAGCATGTTCACGAGGATCTGACGAGCCAGGCGCCGGTCGGTAACCGATGACCGTTGGTGCAAGAACGCAGTGCAAATGAACTGGTTCTCGTAAGCCACCTTCGGTGCAGCAGTATAGCCGGCGGCGTTCTGGTTCAGGATGGCCTCCATCACGGGAACGACGGAGCGCGCCTCCACCTTGTACACGCCGCTCTTGAGGAGCGAGATCCGGGTAGAAGCCCTGATCTGTGCGTACTTGGGGAGCGTCGACAACTGTTCACGCCACTCACAGACCACGTCCGTCTTGCTTTCACGCGAGACGGATTC